TTGAAGTTCTTATCCTTGTTCGCCCTGCTGGCAATACGATTGCGCTCTGTCTCAGGGAGGAACGGATTATCTAGGTAGTTAGACTTGATGATCTTCACTCCGTCGTAATAGGAAATCCAATTCTCTAGCCAGAATTGAGTGGTAGGATTGAAGTCGGCAATAACGTTTTCTGATCGTCTTGCTAGTTCATCCCATACCCCCTGAGCAATGTTATTCACCTCGTTTCCATACAACCACGTTCTCCGTGCTCCTAGTGCTTTCCCTATTCTGTCTGCTGAAAAAAATTCTATTATGCTTCCTGTCGGTGATCTCCATATGGCTTTTGAAATATTCCAGTTGTTTTTTTCCCATAGACCTGCGGTCTTACATACTGATTCAAGGATTCGGATTGCGCCTATCTCTAGGTGAGGGCGTGATTCTGAAACTACAGTTATTATCAGATTAGCATACCGAACGGCAAGCGAAAACAGGAAAAGCATTATGTCAAATGTTTTTCCTGATCCCGTGCCCCCTTTGTGGATGACTATCTTAGCACCCTCGGCGAATGCCCTGCTAGTCCTTTGAAATATTGATCCTGTATCAATCTTGATCTCGGGCATGATTGACAAAGCTAATGTTTAATCCAGTATGATTAATCTCTTGCTTGACGGGTTCATCGTAGCCTAGCATCTTAGACAGCAGTTCAAGCGACTTTTGCTTGTCGTGCAATTCTACCTTCACATATTCAACATCTATGATATTGGGTTCGTCGCTGGTCCCGATGTTCTGTTTTAACACTTTTGTTGAAATGCTTTTGATGCACGCTTTTTGCTCGTCAGTCAATTCTTCGAACTCTTTCAGCGTTATCCAGTTCTTGTGAAGATTGGCAATAGACGAAAACGCTATTTTACGGTGTTCTTCGATTATCATCTGTTTTGACAAACCCATAGCTTCGGCAATGTTATCTTGAAGATATTTGATTCTCTCCTTGATATCTTTCCGTGCTAGAAGCCTGCTAGCCATAACTCTAGCCGACGATTCAGCGTAACCCGCTTCACGTGCTGCAACCGACCCGTTCATGAAGAACGTGTACTTCTGGCAGAACAACTCTTCCTTTATCGTTAACTTTCTCTTCTTCATCTAGTAGTATTTATATTCCACATTATGGTGTCACGTTTGGTGAACTACCCACCCACGCCAAAGGCGATGGGATAGGCTTCGGGTTTCACAGAGCGTGCTTTGTTGCCAAAGTCTGATTTACTCTCCACCTTTGTAATCGCCAGTTCCTGACGATATATTTTTAATCCTTCTTTTAGAATGTTCTTTGCAGCGTTTAAATCACGGTCTAATACGTGTCCGTTTTTACAAGTCCATTCTCTTATTGAAAGATTTAATTCTTGATTTATCCAACCACACTCACAGCAGGTTTTACTTGAAGGATACCAGCGATTAATCTTAACAATATTTTTGTCATTCCAATCTGCTTTATATTCCAACAATCTTACAAAAGTCCCCCAACTGGCATCTGATATGTGCTTTGAAAGTTTATGGTTTTTAACCATTCCCTTCACATTTAAATCTTCTAATGCGATTATATCATAATCAGTTACCAATTTGTGAGATACCTTGTGTAAGTTATCCATTCGTGAGTTGGTTATCTTTTCGTGAATTAAGGCTGTTTTTCGTCTTTGTTTTTCAAACGAATTACTACCTTTTGTTTTACGAGAAAGATGTTTTTGTGCTTTCGCTAACTTTCTTTCATACTGTTTTGTGTATTTGTTATTTTTAAATCTAATTCCATCAGAGGTAATAGCAAAGTCTTTTAAACCTAAGTCTATTCCACATATTGCACCAGTTTTTTCTTTTGCTTGGTATTGTTCTTCGGAAAGAATGGATACAAAGTATTTGCCTGTTGGTGTTTTACTCAAAGTACATTTCCCAATTTCACCTTTTACTTCACGGTGGATATTAACTTTAATTCCCTCTTTGAATTTAGGGGCGTAAAATCTATCTCCTTCCAGTTTTGCAAATTGCGGAACAGTAAAAGTATTCTTCTTTTTTCTTGACTTAAATCTTGGAAACTTAGCATTGCCACGAAAGAAGTTTACATAAGCCGTATCTAAACATCTTAAAGCAAATTGTAGTGATTGACTATTCACTTCTTTAAGCCAAATAGTTTCATCTTTTTTCTTTAATTCTGTTAAAGTTGCTGCTTGTGTATAGTAATTATCTGATTTTTTATCTGCTTGGTATTGCTCTTTCCTTTCATTCAAAAAGTAGTTGTAAACGTAACGGACACATCCAAAATGCTTATCCAACAACATTTTTTGCTCTTGTGTTGGTTTCAATTCAAATTGATATGTCCGAATAATTGTCTTCATTCTACTATTAAATAGTTTTATTTTATGCAAAGATAATACTTTTTTGTAAATCCGCTACATTTTTTTATGAATATATTTTCAATCAGGGTTAGTCGCTTACATGCCATCCACGTAAAAACGATGGATGGGTTTTACGCTCCGTTGAATAAATGTCGCTGTACTTACTTTTAACGAAATCCATTGCATATTTTTCAGCTTTTTCTTCTACTGTCATTTCTTGTCTGTTAATAAGTTTTCTTTCAATCGCTCATACATGCCGTGATCTTTGAATTGATCAATCAGCCTCTTAACCCCTATAGCCTTGAAAATCTTCGTTTTCTGAGACCATATTCGAATATACTTGATTCCTTCTTCGCTGCAATCTATGACAGCAGCGGGAAGATCCCTCCACTCGACTATAATGTCCTCTCCTGTATTCGTGGTAACCTGATACGTTCTAGGTTTATCGTTCGTTATTCTTATCATAATAAGGCATAAAATTATATTTGTTTATAAACTTCTCTGTCTGCTCTATAGCTTTTTCAAGCCGTTTTGGCAAATTCTTGCAGTCTGCACAACAGGCATAGCAGTTACTTTTCTTAAATTGCGGATACTTGTCGTGAATTTCAAGCGGAGTCATTCCCTTGACTGCGTGCAGGTACATGATAAATGCTGAATATGCGGGCAGCTTGACTTCTTCCCCCGCATTGATGAAATCGGTCCACTTTCCCATCTTGATATAAAACGGTACAACGGTGAACGGTGCAACTCTAGCTAGATCGTTATCGGCAGGGTTATCAGTCTTGAAGAAAAAAGAATGATTACACATGTCTGTTACTTGTGCTAGGTATGTGGCATCTTTCTCCTTGATACTGAACGTCATTCCCACCTCTAATGTGATATTTCCTACTTTCTTTCTCATGCTTGTTGGTGCAAATATACGGCTTTTATTTGAATAACATGGCGTTTAACATTTATTTAACACAGTGAAAAGCAACGAAAACAACTGACGCATTTTAAGTCGATTTAAGACGTTATCTCATCCCGTTGCTTACATATACACCGGAAGCACGGAGAAAACCTGAATGTGCCTGGATATTTCATGTCTACGTTAATTCTATCCCTATTTCATCTGATAGCTTTTTTATACAGGAATTATTCATTACTCTATCGATGAAATTATAAAACGTCTCTTGATTCTTGTGTGACGGAGGAAGAACGTATCTTTTCGGAGCAACGCCCGTCTTGAACAACTCTTCCTTGAAATCTGAATATTCATAGAAGCGTATGCCCGTGATCGATCTCATGAGCCTTGAATACTCTCCCTCCTTGCTAGACACTATCGCAAACACTGACTTCCTGTTCAGCTTAGACAAGTCAGAACCCATACCGCAATATATCCATACCGCATAATGCCTCAAGTACATGTTAGCCCAGAACGCCTGTTCGGGTGATTCACACACCCCGACCCTGAAACTGTTATATTCATATAAACTTCTTTCGTTCCATATTCCTGTTGCTTCCCCATAATCCTTATTATCAACAGTTAACGCATAAGGTGTTCCTGTTTCGTCCACGAACCACCATGCGTCTTTACCCTCAACCGCTGTTCCTACGTTATATCGCCTAAGAATATGTTTTATTTCAAACTCGCTGAAAAACTGTTTAAGTTTGCAAGCTGTTTTCCCTTTCATAATTTCTGTATCGCTTAAGCTATCGTAATATTCTTTGTTCATATTATCTTTCTGTTTACTGTTTCTGTTTTTATAATCCTTGCACGCTGCGTTTAATTTATCTCTGTATTTGTATTTGTATTTCTCTTAGTATGTACGGTGTATAGGGGTATATATTATATATATATATATATATATATAATAATATATACACCGCTCTATATACACACACATACGTACATTGCATTATATTAAATTATATTAAAATGGTTTAACGTTAAAATAGCGTGAAACCCGCTGCTGCATTGCTTTTGATACATATTTTTTCATCTCCTTCATTATATTAAATTATATTAAACGTTATATTAAAATGGTTTAACATAAACCGTTGATTATATTAAATTATATTAATGATTATATTAAAACAATTAACAATTATATTAAAATATCTAAAACGGCAAAGCGTTCTTATGCTCGTACATGCCGTTATTAACTCTAAGAATTCCAGCGTTTTTAGCATCTTCAATGTACTTTTTAGCCATGTCAATAGACTTGTTAGTATGTAAAGAAACCTTAACTGACAACTCCTTTTTGTTCATCTTCTCGTTTCCTAAAATAGCACTGAACAGGCTGTCATAATCAACTGAGAATACAGGTTGCTTTACTTCTACTCCAAGAGGTTGATAAACAACAGGTATTCCCTCCTCTATGCGGAAATAAAATTCATCAATTGGTGCATGGCGGCTATCAGCTACTTTACAGCTCATATAAGGCTGTCCATCATCCTCCTTCGTTATGCGTATCACGTTCTCACCTTTCTGCGACAAGAACGTACCCAGATGCCCACGAAGATTGTCATCGCCCTTGTTAACGTGCAACGCTGTTACTATAGCTATATCGTATTTCACCGCCCACTTCATTAACATGGTGGTAACTGCATGCCCTTCCGCTAGATCGTTGAAGTCAAGACACAAATCGACTATACCGTCTATGAACAGAACATCAGGACGTATAGCCTC